TAAAGGAAAAACATCTTTAATTTTAGAATTGCAATAGGTAACACATCAACATTATTATATACTCCTATATCAGGTTATATGTATCCTGAAGATGAAGATGCTTATATAAATTATATTAAATCTTTAAATATTACTGATTATAATATATTTTATGAAAATTTTTATACTGAATATGAACAAGGAAGTTTATTTATAGAAACAACACAAGTAAATGATGTTTTTATAAGTTATGATAATGGAGATACTTGGGAACAATTTACAAGTTCAAATCTTACTTTAGAAAGTAGAGATGGATTAACTAATGGAACACAAGATATTGTACCTGTAAGAAGATCTCAAATTGATGATATATATGTATTATTAAAAGATAGTTTTGCAAAACCAAATCCAGAAAGCCCTTTAGCAATTGAACATAGTAATTATATAGATAGTTTTGCAACAAATGAATTTATAATTGAAGATTTAATTATAAGTTATATTAGGATTCCTAAATCCATTTCTTTATCTTTGAATCAAACTAGTGAATTGACTTCTACTGTACATATAGAATTAATTGCAATGGCGGTTAATATGACATTGGAAGCTATAGAATCAAGGAGGTATCAGACTAATAGTGAAGAATTAAAAAAAATAGAATAAAATAAAACAAAAAAAGACATAGGTCATGAACAAAATTTTAGTCGGTAAAAACACAGCGGTAGGAACACCTACCAATCCAACAAATGTACCAGATGGTGCACTTGCAATTTTCAATTCAGATACAAATGCCATTTTAAATCCTGGAGATACTATTTCAGATGCCTCTTCAATTTATATTGTACAAGGTACTGCAATTGGAACTAATCCTATAGTATCAGCTCCAATTGATGGAAGTGGTGTTACAGAATGGGATGGAAGAGCTTATGTAGCTCCTATTAAACAGGTTAGTTATGTAGGTTATTCAGGTAGTGGAACTCTTCAAATTCCAGCATTAAATTCAAGTAATTACTTATTTGGTGTAGTTGATACAACTCAAAAATGGCAACCTTTTAATCCGAAGTCAACAAGTATAACTTCAGATTCAAGTACTACTCCTTATGAAATTGCACAACAAGTAGCTACATCTGTAAATACAGCTGTTAAAGCTAATCCTTCTATTTCAGATCCTAATAACTGGGTTGTTAAAGTAGATGTACTTTGTTCTCAATCTTCAACTATTATAACTGGTACAGTTACTGCTACAAATGATTCTACAATTGTAACAGCATCTAGTGGATCAAGTGGTATAACAGTAGGTAGTCAATTACGAATTGGAAGTGCAACAGCAACTACCAGTCCTATTTATGATGTACTTTCTGTTAATGGTACAACTATTATTCTTAATAGACCTTTTCAAGGAGTAACTGCTGCAGGTGTAGCAGCTGGTAAATTAGATGCTACTCCTGATATTAATGATTTTGCAGGTCTTGAAGTAACAGCTATTGATTTTGGTACTTATTTCAATATCTATTTAGATGATAGTTTTGAAACTACTGTTGTAACAGATTCTATTCCTTTTACCCCAAGTTCAGGTTCATATTCAGACATTCTGGCATATGAAAGACAAACAAGAGGTGATTGGGGAGATATTACTACAGTAATTTTACCTTTAACTAGAGATTTTTATGCAGTAGCTGGAGAGACTTATTCTCAATATCATATTGGTAGTTTTAAAACAATTATTGATAGAAGTTTTGGTGTAGGTACTGCAACAGTTATTAGTAATATAAGTTTTGCACTACCTAGTGGAGCAACAGCAGTTAAATCAGCATTTGAAGCTACTTTGAATCCTTGGATGGCAAGTACTTCTAATTCATTATCTTCAGTTAACATATAAAATATAATAATAAGATGAGCATATTAAATAATGAATTTGTTGTAAAAGCAAGATTCACAACTATAACAGCAGCTGGAACATATACTTCTACATTATCTGTTAATCCTACTATTCCTGCAAATGCAGTAATTACATCTCTAGTTGTTAGAGAAAGAACAGCATTAGCTGGTGGTACAAGTTATCAGTTTGTAGTAGACTCTATTTCTGGAGTTGCAGATACAAATGTAACTGGAGCAGTAGCTCTTTCAGTTTATACAGGTGTAAATGAATTAATGAGTGTAGCAAATGGTGTTGTAGCAGCTATGACAAGTACGACTGCAGTAGTAGAAACTGGTACTTTAAAGTTAATAACTTTAGGTACAACTTCAGCTGGAGATATTGATGTAATAATCAAATTTACAGTTGTTGATTAAGAGACTCTTTTCTCTCTCTTTTTTCTATAGTCATGGGAGGGGTAATTAAAACAACCTCTCCCTTTTTTTAATTTAACAAATGGAAGATATCTCAAAACTAAAAGAGAAAAAAGCAATTATTAGTGATAAAATTTCGTTTAGTAATTTAAATAAAGATTTTCAAACAAGTCTATCACAAATAGGGTCTTTAATAAATGTAAATGTAAATATAAATGTAGTATCAGATTTTATAAATGTTATAGCTTCTGCATCTACTACTATAACTTTTACTAAAGCTGGAAGTCCTTTTTCATTTGATAATACTAATTATGCCTTTATTATGAATGATAACGGAGCTGGAATAGTAGAAATTTCAAGAACAATAAGTGGTATTACTTTACAAATACCAGTAAACACAGATTTAAATTATATAGCAATATTATGACAATACAAACATGTACTAAAGAGTGCGGATTATACAATCAATTAGACTATGAAACAAGAAGTGGAACAATAGAACTTTCAGCAGGTACTCATACAATTTTATTTGAAGAATTAGGAGAATCTTTTGGATTTAGAACTATAGATTATATATTAATGTTACAAGGTGATTCTTCTTTAGGATTAGTTTTAATTTCTAAACAGTCAAATGGGTTTACTGTAACGTTAGGAATAGCTGGAACTTTTGATTATTTTGCAAGAACTAATAAACTTTTTAAAATATGAAAAAAATATTAATATTAATAACATTACTAGTATTTACAATATTAGGAAAATCACAAGTTACTAATGATGGTGATATATCAAAAAATGGTAAACAATATTTAGATAGTTTAATTGGAATTAATACTAATGTTATTCCATATATAAGAAGTTATACAATAAAAACTAATGATAGTTTTTATGTAGCTTCTATTGTCTTTAAAGATGGTACTAGAATGACTACATCAGGAGGTGGAAGTACACCTACTTTACAACAAGTATTAGATCAAGATAGTATATCAACTACTGGGTTCAAAGTGGAAAGTAGTTCTTTAATAGGAATAGGTAACGCAAGTCCTTTTGCTATTTTAACATTAAATAGTACTACTAAAGGATTTATGATACCAAGAATGACAATAGTGCAAAGATTAGCTATGGCAGATGCAGAAAATGGAACTCAAGTATATGATACGGATTTGCACGCTGTTTTTATAAAAGAAGGAGAAAACTGGATACAATAATATGAAAAAAATAATATTAAGCCTTTTAATAGGCTCTTTTTCAATACTTGGATATAGTCAAGTAAATACATTTAACAAAGCAGACATGAATAGCTTTTATGGGCTTTATGGTTCGCAAAACCTACTGTTTGATTACACTTATTTTATTAATGAAATAGGGTTAGATGGAACTGCTGGTAATGATTATCTTAGAGACATAAACGTGTGGTTTGATGGAGATACTTTAAAAATTAGTTTTAGTGTTGGTAAATTTCATTCGGGTAATCAATTGTTTAAATGCGCGAAGTTCTTAAATAAATCTACCACCGATAGCTTATATACTGACTTAATAGAAATAGTTGATATACCCGCAGAAAACTACTCAATAGGATTTTCCTACTTTGGAGGGGATACTATTCTCTGCACACAAAATTCAAGTCTTGATACAATATTAAAGTTAGATAGAAATTTTAATAGATTAGCCCCGCCAATATTTTTTAATGAAACTTTATTTGGAACTAATGTTTTGTGCGTAAATAAAATATTTCAAGATGATAGTGGATATTATTATTATCCCGTTTATGATAGACCTTCTGCTTTAGAATATAATGTCAAAATATTAAGGTCATTAAGCCCTAATAACATAGGGGACTGGAGAACAGTTGATACAGTAGAATATATAGATTCGGTAAGAAGACCCGAAGAACCATTTATGATGAGAGGTAAAAACGGCTCAATACATTGTGGATTTGGTTCAGACTGGGGCTCAAGGGCTTGGATAACTACTTCAACAGATGGGGGCTTAACTTTTGGAGAAGCACATCTTGTTGGTACAGGTAGAAACCTGCCAAAAGGAATAATGACACAGGATAGTGTATTAATTTATTTACCAAGTAGAACAATAGCATGGTTTTCAAATAGAGGAGAACCGAAATTTGTTCCTCAAAACAGATATGTTGAGAATGCTTTTGTAAAAGATGCAACTTACTATACAAATATATTATTTAGCTATGATAATGGTATTACTTTCTATGAAGACGCTATTGATGCTGGTAAAGTGGGTAACCTTACAGCAAGCGTAGAAAATCTTTCAGAGGGAGCTGATGTTATTGAAATAGGAAAAGATACTATTAGAGTGTATTACACTCAAGGAAATTTAGGGTTTAATGAACACAGTATCGGCTCTATATATTATGTAGATATTATTTTAGAAAAAGAGGGGCATTGGCGGGTAATGGGTGGTGCGCCACTACCAAATGTATTATATAGAAATAATCACATTTCAAACAAATATTCAATTACAGACAGTGCAGGAACTGGTAATAAACTTGTAATAAAACAAAGAAATGATACTACTTTGTTTATAGGCACACCAAATAATAAAGTATTTATAAATAACAATGTTGTAATTGGCGATAGTTTGGGCGATGCTATAAGCAGTTTGTTTAACTTCAGTGTAGTAGGTGGAGGAAGCAGGCATGTTAGATATAATGGAAATAGCCCTACTATGTATTTTGATGCAGCAGGAGGTACACCTACTAATCTTACAGATTTACCTATTTTATCTGTGGCTACAGATTTAGGAGGATTTAGATATAGAGGTTATAAAAATAATGATTGGAGATTCGGAGTAATTATTAATCCTAATTTTCATAGATGGAATGGAAACGAACCTGTTACAAGTTATGATATACAAACTAATATAGGAACTGGTATGTCAAGACGTATTAATGTAGATACAGTGGGAACTGTTAATATTAAAGGTATAGTGATTATAGATAGTTCATTAACTGTAAAAGGAGTAATTACTGTAACTTCTACAACAATAGATGTAATTGATGGGAATTTTACTATATTAGCAGATTGTGGTTTAAATGCTATAACTATAAACTTACCTGCAGCATTAGATAATAAAGGAAGAATATTAAATATAAAATTAATAAATAATACAAATTCATTAACTATAGATGGAAATGGTTCAGAAACAATAGATGGGTCTACAACAATAGTTCTAAATTCATTAAACGAAGGTGTTACATTAATATGTGATGGGAATAATTGGTATATTTTTTAAAATATAAATTAACAAATAAATGGCATATAATCCTACTTTAAATCAAACTACAATATCTAATTCTTTAAGCGATACTTTAAATAGTACTGTAGATTTTACAAATCTTGGATATTCTACTGTAGCTTTTACTTTAATAGTTCCTACAGGAGGTGAGACTACATTTCAAGGAAGTTATGATGGTGTTACATATATTGATATCATATTAAGAAATGTTTCAACAGACCAATATATAACAACTACTACTATCAATGGTAGTTTTATAGGGTCTATTTCTGGATTACAAACTTTTAGAATAAAAACTACTATTGTAGGAACTGGTTCAGTTGGTAATATTTCTGGAACAATGTCTCCTCAAGTATCTACTTTAAAAGGTATTGAACATAGTTCTCCAAATGATTTTGAACTCAGGCTTGCTGAAGGTAAAATAGCAAATCATAGTATAATACATAAATTTGGTAGAAATTCTGATATAGATACAGGAACTGTTCCAGAAGATATTTGGGAAGGTGGAGGTTTATATACAGGTTTTCCTATAGGAGATGTTGAAACAGTTGATGTATATAGTACTAGTACTTCTGATACATCAGCAGGTGTTGGTGCAAAAACAGTTTTAATAAAAGGATTAGATA